CCACCCGATGACCAAGGGCCAGCACCCCAGCCAAGGCCAATAGTTACCGTAGCGCCACCCGCATTAACCTGATAAGTGACAGTAACGGTACCGCCACCGCTAGCAGTAAAAGCCGCTGCCGTGGTACTTGCAATAGTAAAAGTGTTAGCGGTAGGTGTAGCGATGATTTGGTATTCGCCACTGATGGTCAATCCACCCGCCGCTGCGGTAGACGTAATAGTGACAAAAGTACCCGCCGTAGCACCATGCGATACAGCATTAACTGTGACTACTTTTAAACCAGCAACGGTGTCTATTGGGTTAACAGAAAGCGTTGTGGGTCCACTGCGAATAGGGGTGATGTCGTAGTAAAAACCACCATTCTCAATGTAGTATTTGCAGCTAGTGCCCACAGCAAGCAGGTTGGAGGTGTCGTACGCTACCCAGTTAAACATAGCGCGGCACACGCCGCTGTACGTGTAGTTGTACGATTGGTTGCGCCACCCACCAATTTTTTCGGCAAAACCTGAACGGAACCGAATCTTGTCGCAGCTATAGTAGCCGCCCTCGTTGGAATAATTAGTACCTTCCTTATTGATACCCGGCTTAAACGTAAGTTTGGAAATAGGCATGGCTACACCCGCCGCTCGAAGTGCGGAACGTCCTTAAAAGACTTCCAATTGCCACCCCAAGAGTTCTTCTGGTTAAGGCTTTCCCAGTACGCACCGACAGGCGCGAGCACCTTGATGTCGTAGATGAGCTTACCTTCCTTAAAGAAGTTTAAGTCCACGGCGCACCGCTTCAGGTGGTAGCTGTTCATGGTCTTGGAGCGCCCGGTCTTGACATAGATTTCTTGCTGCTCCGGCGTACGGAACAACTCGCCACCCGTGACGACAAAGCCCTGCTTGGTGGAAAACACCACCAGCTTGCAAACGTCCATGAGGAACTGCGCCTGTTCGGCAACGAGACTCATTTCAGCACCCTGTCCAGTTGGGCAGACTTGTCCTTGCTGCCAATCGAGCTACCGAAGTAGTACGAGATGACCTGCGTAGAGATAGCAGTCAAAGCCCCGAGGACGTAGACCAAGATATCCTTACGGCTCGGTTCGACAGGTGAACTGTCAAACATAAGGATACCGAACAGGATGAACGTAAGAGCAGTGACGCCAAGCGCCAGCACGGGGGTGACAATCTTGTTGAGGAGTGGCGCTTTCTCTGAGACGGCGATATCTGCCTCACGCTTGCGAGCGTCAGACGTATCCTTAAGCCGCAGGTCGAGTTCCTGTAGATCAAGCTTGTTGTCTTCCAGCTTGAGCTTGAGAAGTTCTTCTTCATGCTGCATCTGAGCAATCTGGAGTTTGGCGTAGTCCTCGCTGGTCATGTCAGGCTTAAGCTCAACACCCAGCTTGTTTTCAACCCAGTCCTTACCTTTCGCCATCACAGCGTTGGCGACGAGGTTAAGCCCCTTGCCTAGCAAAGCAGTGACGATAGGTATCACGTTAACCTCTAGTAAATAATTGCTGTTGAAGAAGCCGTAATGACAGTAGCTGAAACACCGACGTTAAAGTAATAAGCGGTAGCATCAATCGTATCGTCATAAAAACCGCTAGTTGGAGTAAACGTAGTTCCGTTTATGATTACCCCAGTAACAAACCCAGCAGTATTACCAATACCGTCAAGTAGTACGCAATACCGCGTAGCAGTCAAATAAGTTGAGGTACTATTGGAATAAATACCTACTACTTGTACGCCTTTAAAAACCGGACTACCGGTAACACTGCCCATAGTAATACCGGGAATATATTGCCTAGCGCCGATAGCACCGTTACTGTAAGCACTCCAGCCGTAATAGAAATAACTACCGTTAGTAGAGTTAGCGGCTGTAAAAGACACAGTCGTTTGATTACTATCACTCCAATTTGCCCGTGCAGCGAAGCTCATTAGCTAAACGCCTTAGAAATGGTGGCGTACCAGAAGCCCGTTGCGGAGCGATACGTAGCTACCACGAGGTCAACCGCGCCAAGCGTAGAGCTGATTGTGGGTGCCGTACCACCGGGCCATTTGAACCCTGCGGGCCACGCAAGAGTGGCAGCGGTGCCGGAACTCGGCTGCGTGATGAACAAGTTGATGGTCTGCCCATCAAAAAGTACGGTGTTATTAATAGTAAACGTACCCACGTTAACTGTGCTAACAAGATTAATATTAAATACGTTAGAAGTTTTAGTATTAATAGTGAGGGTAGAAGTACTTGCAGAAATAGTAGAAGACGGGGTATACGCCGCGCCGTTTGCCACAAGGCTGGCTGCTTCACCAGCCGTAATGACAGGTATCACCATACCGCCACCGGAAGCTAGCGTAACTACAGCACTATTATTGACCATGAGCTTAAGCCCATTACCAGTAGTAGTACCAAACTGATAGTAAACAGAACCGTCGTACCAAAGATTCGCAGTGACGGCACCCGTGGTGAAAGCAATGCCGTTACTACCCGAAAGCAGGTTGACAGCGTGATTACCCGACGAAGGGGCAGCAATAGTCCATGCGCCGCTACCGTTGATATTGCCGCGAGTAACTGAGTTGGTCGCAAACCCGAGAGTATTGGCAGCGGCAAGATAGGCACCGTTAACAGCAAGAGCAGCCGAGCCGCCCGCAAGCGTCACAGAGCCAAAGGTGTTGACTGCCTCAATAACATCCGTACCGTTACAGACCAGCAGCATCTTGGCACCAGCAGGCACGGAGACGCCGGGCTGACCTAGTACTTTTACAGTGACCTGTCCAGCGGTGCTGTTGTAAATGAAGTAAAGCTTCCTGTTTGCGGGCACAATCAGGTTGGTGCTAGCGCCGCCAGTACCAGTCAACTGAAGGAACATATTACGAGCAACGCCCGTAGCGCCGTTTGGAATACTGATTGTAGTGTCAGTGCCAGTCGCCACGGGGTGGGTTACATACCCGCTAATCGCTTGCTCCAGAAGAGTACCAAGGTTGTTGTTGGTAATCTGGCCCCACGTACCGGAGAACTCACCGTCAGCAGGTAAAGTAATACCAAGATTGGTAGAAAAAGTAGCCATGTTTTACCTGCTAAGGAGTAGGAGTAGGAGCAAGGATTGGAGGTTTTGATTTCAGAATAGCTGACTGAGGTCCAAGAACCGGGACCCACGTTGCCGTCTGTAAGTTATTTACCGGGACCCAATTCATATATGCTCCTTAATAAAATCGGAGAACAGATGTGGTAGGACCATTTACCGGAAATTGCACCGTAAACGTCCCGCCAGTTGACGTTTTGTTACCGCCAAAGTTAAGGATACAGACGGCTTTGTTACCCTGAGTAAAGTTATAAATCAAAGCCCCCGTTGCCAAGATATCGCTAGAAGCCCACACCGCGTTATCAAACGACTCGTATGCCGCAGTGCCCGAATATGCCGGGGCGGTAGGCGTAAGCACCAACCCACCAGCCGTGTATCCAGTAGCAGATATCTCACCCACGGCAGTATACACCGTAGTGGTAGAAGGATTGAGTTCCGCCGTAGGTAGGTACAGAGCAATCTTAAACGTGTCAGCCGCACGGTAAGCAGAACTGAAAGCGTGGTAGCCGTTCAGTAGCTCAGCGCGAAAACTACCGCATTGACCTTGGGTAATCATCTTACTGGCACCCTAACTTGTCCGCTACGGTAGGCATCCATACGGTTCTTGCCATCGCCAAGGTTCTTCAGGAGATCAAGCGATTCCTGATACTTAGCTTCGTACTGACCGGTGATGTCTGCCTCACCCTTCATGTATTGATACGCTTCACGAAGCGAACCATAGAGGAGTACAGTTTCAAAATTGTCGCCCAACCAGCTTGTACCAGCCGTGACAATCGACTCCGGGTAGTAGTAATAGTTGAGTTCGACTGCGTAAGAAACGTCAGGCGTAGGCCCGAGGAGGAGCGAATTCGCGTTGAATTGGGCATAGTGAGTTGGCATCCCTGTAACTGCGGGGTACGGAAAAGCCTCGCGGATAAAATTGCTATCTTTATCTAGCATGTACGTGTACGCAAACGTACCGGGATCAATTGCCGCAACGGAAAACGTAGCAAGCCAGTCAGACGGCAGGGTAAGGTATGGGTTACCCGCCGTGACGTTGCCTACCTGACTCTTGCGGATAGCCGGAATCTGGACGGAGTTATATACCCGCTCTTCTGCCAACTGAACAAAGTTCGGTATGTTGGCAACAAAAGACGCCTCAAAATTCTCGGTGTAGTCTTGGATGACATACCACAAGTTTGACGGAGACGTTCCATAAGCTGCGTAATGCATTAGATGTCCATATCAACAAGAAACTTCTTG